CTTGATTATCAGTTAACCCAGATACAACATGTAATATAGAATCTTTTGCTATTTTAAGACCAGCTGTTGTTGGTCCTGTTACTTTATTTCCGTAACTAAATCCTTTATCATTGAAAATAAAATATTCATTCATTGTTTTAGTGATAGCAGCATCACCAGTTGCAGAAACAGCACTAATACGTTTCTTTGCTACTTCTCTAATTTTACGAATTTTACGAGGATCAATATATCTTAATTCTTTAATACCTTCTTTTGGTTTAGTTTCATCAACTATAACATGATAGTATAAACGCCCATCTATATACCAACGACGATAGATGTCATAAGCATGTGTATTAAAATTTAAAATTTCTAAACAAGTTTGAAATTCGTCTCTAATTATTTTCTTAATATTTGGTGAAATATTCACAGAATCTAAATTAATATCAACAATTTTCTTATCGTCGATTGAAATTGATTCGTTAACAATTTCATCAACAGCAGCATCACACTCTGGTTGTAATGCCATTTCACGATATTTTGTAACAAGTTCGGCTTCTGTTCTTACTGTACCATCAAGGTCGACATATGTACCAAAACTACCACCAGCTGCAATAACAACAGCACCATCATCATTCTCTTTAGGTGTGAATGATGGAAGCTGGTCAACAGCTGTATTATTTTTTCTTTTTATTTCGAAACCGAATAATTCTGCCATTTAATTCTCCAAAAGTGGGGAGGAAAATTACCTCCCCGTTCATCATATTATAATTACTTATTATTCTGGGTTAAGACCGTTGGCAACAGCCTTGTCACCATACGTATTAATACCACCAGCCTTCTTACTTGAAGTTTCTCTAGATGGCACCCAGTAGTCGTAAGCAAAAGTAACTGGGAATGTTTCTAGTGTATTTTGAGAATCCCAATCAAGACCAATACCACCGATTGCAGTTGGGAAAGCACCAACGAAAGTATAAGCTCTAATTTCTTCGCCATCCTTAGCATATTGAATAACACTAAGATCTGTCTTATATTGTTCTTGATTTACGACAGGATCACGAACGTTAGATACTAATCTATTCAATGCATTTGACCAAGTTTCAAACAATGAACGAACAGCAAAATCTTCGTCGTTCATAATGTTAACCTGCCAATCATTGAAATTGCGATCGCCAGCTAGCTTGATTTTGCGACCAAAATAAGGAACATCGAAACTGCTTACAGCAACTTCTGGAAGTTCTGCAGTTCTACAAACAAATTCAAATTTTCTAACTGAAACCGAATCAATACCGATACCAGTTGGAACTTGAAGTTCTACTTTGAAGAGTGATGGTCTGGCACCACCGTATACCAGACCTTCTGATTTAAACTTGTTGATATTAAATGACATCTATTTTACTCCTTTTGAGCTTTAATCTATTTATTAGAACTTGCCAACAACTTCGGAGAATTGGACGCCAGTTGCAACAGCTACGAAATTCAACTGGATGAAGTTGATTGAACGAGCTGGCTTAATATAGATATCGCCAATAAACTGATTAGTGTCAATGATCTGTGGAGTATTATTAGTTTCGTCGCAAACAACCAAGAAGTCAGTAATACCACGACGACCCTGAACTGTACGAAGATAAGGATTGATCAAATTCTTGAACTGAGATCTTGTGAAAGTATCGTTGAATTCGAACAGTGAATACTTCGCTGCAGTAGCAATAGCCTTTTCAAGAACAATGAACAAGCGACGAACATTGATTCTATCGAACGCAGATGGCTTGGCAAGAAGCGTCTTATCACCATAAAGTACAGTTCCCTGACCTGGGAATGTGACAACTGGGTTAATACCATTACTATAAAGGGTATCGCGTTCTGACTTACGTGGGTTCCAAGCAAGCTTAACGATGTTCTTAATCTGACCACGGTTATAACCAGCTGGTGACCACCAAGCATCATTAGTTTGATCGGTACGAGCGCAAAGACCAGCAATGTCGCCGTTCATTGGCACCCAACGATAAACATCGTTATAGCGATCATACATCTGCTTGTAACCAGAATCAAGAACAGCATAAGAAGAAGAACGAAGAGCTCCTCTGAATGCTACTAGATTTGTTGCTTCTGTACCAAACGCATTATAGGTTAGATTTCTTGGAGGAGAAACGAATGCAACACAGTCCTTTCTGATTTCACATATATTGTCGATGATATAATTTGCAAGTTGGAAACTAGTTACTGTAACACCATTTATTGATGTGCTACCAGCAAGAGGCTTACCCTGAATTACGAGAGAAATATCAACATCTTCAGCAGAAGCAAACATGTTATAACCAGCAGCAATTACTGAGAATGCGCTAGTATTTGCTTCATCGTAACCATCAGCGCCATAAACGAATGATGCAGTATATGGTGAAACATCTGAAGAAGAAGCAACATTTTCGGCATTTGCTGAAGGAGCAACACCTCTATCATTTGCCCACCAAATATAAGCAGAGCTCTGATTGATTACTTCTTTATAATAATACAACGAACCATCTTCATTTTTGGCGTCTGTTGCTCTTGATAGACCCTTGAATACTTCAAGAACCTGACCTGGAGTTCCAGAGAAAGAACCAGCATTATCAACAACAACGACATGAAGTTCGTCCATTGCTGAAGTATTACCAGATAGACGCTGATAATCAGACTGACCAGGAGCACTGTCAATTACATTGAAGAATTCCCAATAACGATTGATCTGAGTGTCAACATAGTTAGCACGAAGTCTGTATGGG